AAAAGCATCTGCGTATCATTGCAGAGAAAGGAAAACTGACTAGAGCAAATATAAATAAAGTCCGTAACATCGGTTAGGGCTTTCCTTTTTCCCAAAAATTCATATAAAATACTTATAAATACATATAAGGAGTATTTATGAGCAACAACGGAAAACCGACTGCTTTACACACAGATGGAGAATTAGCTACTTCCGCTTTCGAGAGTTTTTTAACTCCTCCAGAGGAAAAAGTTGTAGAAGCAGAAGAAACAGAAGTAGATGTTATCGAAGAAGAAGCGCTCCCTGAAGAAGCTGAACTTGAATTAGATGAAGCTGAAGACGAAGAAGACTTTGAATACGATGACGAAATTGATGACGAAGAACAATTAGAGGTTGAAGAAGAACAAGAGCAACCCGCTTTATATACCATCCGAGTTGATGGCGAAGAAGTAGAGGTCACGCTTGAGGAACTCCAAAACGGATATTCACGTCAGCAAGATTACACTCGCAAAACTCAAGAGCTGTCTCAACAAAGAAAAACTATTGAGCAACAGCAGAAAGAGTTAGCGGAAAGAGATGCTATTTATGCACAGCTGTTACCGAAGATGGAAGCCCAAATATCGGGCGAATTGGCAAACGAGCCAGATTGGACACAGTTGTATGAAGATGATCCCGTGGGTTATGTTCGTGAAAAGCAACTCTGGGATGATAGAAAAGAGAAACTAGCTGCTGCTCAAGCTGAACAGCAAAGGCTTCAACAAGAAGCATTTGAGAAACAGCAACAGCAATACGCACAGATGGTGCAAGAAGGACAGCAAAGACTTTTGGAAATCGTACCAGAATGGCAAAATCCTGAGACAGCGCAACAGGAAAAGCTCGCTATTCGTGAATATGGCATTAACGTCTTGGGGTATTCACCACAAGAGATGGACTCTGTATACGACTACCGAGCATTACTTGGTTTAAGAAATGCATGGCTTAACAGTAAAACTGTTGAGGCTGTAAAGAAAAAACCAACGCAGAAAGCGAAAGCTCGGGTTGCAAGACCTGGTACAACGAACCGACCAAAATCAGTAGCCCCTGTGAAAAAAGCAAAACAGGTTTTAGCAAAATCTGGCAAAGTCCAAGATGCTGCTAAAGTTTTTGAACAAATATTAAAGTAATTTAAAGGAATATATTATGGCTAAAGTAACTAATGCTTTTGACACATATACGGCCACTGCTGATAGAGAAGATTTAAGTAATATCATTTACAACATCTCTCCAATGCAAACTCCGTTTATGTCCTCAATCGGAACAAGAAACGTTAAAAACGTAGTTTTTGATTGGCAAACTGAATCATTACCAACTCCTAGCGGAACTGGTCAACTTGAAGGTTTTGAACTTTCAAGAGCGGCTTCTACTGCTACTGCAAGAGTTAGTAATGTATGTCAAATCTCATACAGAGATGCAACTGTAACAGGATCGCAAGATGCTTCAGATGCAGCTGGTAAGAGATCAGAAATGGCACACCAACTAGCTATTATGGCTAAAGCACTAAAAAGAGATATGGAAGAAGCTCTATGTCAAAAAGGTGCTAAAACAACTGGTAACGCTACTACTGCAAGACAAACTGGTGGTTTCGAGTCTTGGATCACAACTAATGATTCAAGAGGAACTAATGGTGCGTCTACTGGTGGTGGAGCTGCTCCAACAGACGGTACTCAAAGAGCACTTACAGAAACACTTCTGAAAGACGTTCTTGAGTTAATGTTTGCTAGTGGTGCAGAGCCAAATCTTGCTATTTGTGGCCCTCACAACAAGCAAGTAATTTCTGGTTTTACAGGAAGATCGCAAGCTAGACAAATGGTTGATGCTAATACTGTAGAAGCTTCAGTATCTATCTATTCATCTGACTTTGGTGAACTAAAAATAGTTCCATCAAACAGATCAAGAGAAAGATCACTTCTATTAGTTGATCCTGAATTTGCTAAAGTTTCTTACCTAAGAAGCTTCGATACTATCGACATAGCAACAATAGGTGATGCTGAAACTAAGATGATCGTAGTTGAGTATGGACTAGAAGTGAGCAACGAAGCTGCTCACGGTATAGTTGCCGACTTAAACGCATCTTAAGAGCTTAAATGAAAGGGGCTAGAACTTTGGTTTTAGCCCCTTTTTTTTATGAATAGTGTTAAAATTTAGTAGCTATGGCTAAAAGAACCCTAATTGACAGTAAGATTAATTACTCACACGAATTTGCAACCGAAGATGATAAGGTTGTTTATCACACCCAACAAAATGTCGCACCTGTAATACAGCATTGCAAAACATTAGCAGAACATAAACCAGGTAAGGATTTTCGTCATGTCGCAGAAGTGCCTATGGTAATATATCAAAAGGCTTTACGAGAAGGTTGGGCACAAGATAACAAGAAATGGAAACAATGGCTCAACAATCCAGACAACAAATTATTTAGAACATGGGGCGGTAAGGTATGACGTATGCTGAATTAAAAACAAATATAGCAAATTATCTAAACAGATCAGATTTAACATCTGATATAGATATGTTTATTGATAACACAGAGGGTGAGCTTAATCGTAGGCTAAGAACTAAAGATATGATTAAAAGGGCAACTGCTACTGCCGACTCACAATACTTAGCTGTACCGTCTGATTGGATGGAAGCTATAAACGTAGAAATAACATCTAATAATTTTAGACCTTTATTTCAACAGTCTATTGAATCACTAGATGTATATAGACAATCAAATAACAACGTAGCTGGCGAGCCAATATATTTTGCAATCGTTGATGATTCTATTGAACTTGCCCCTACTCCAGACACAAGTTATACATTACAATTAACATACTATGGATCGATTGATGCACTCAGCGATTCTAATACAACGAACTTTGTGTCTACAGGACATCCAGACGTTTATTTATATGGAGCTTTAAAACACGCATCAATCTTTTTAATGGAAGATGAGCGAGTGCCATTATTTACTGCTCAGTTTGAAAAAGCATTAGAAGAAATGCGACTTGAACAAGAAAGAGCTGAGTTTGGTAAGGGTTCTTTGTTACAAAGAAGAAGAACTTATGGCAAAGCTAAGAAAAACATTTATTATTGGAATAATAATTAGGAGTAATTATGGCTGGATTTAGTGATTATTTAGAAGACAAAGTATTAGATCATGTATTTGGTGGAACTTCTTATACAGCACCAGGAACATTGTATGTTGCTTTGTATACAGTAGCACCTACCGATACAGGTGGTGGTACTGAAGTAAGTGGTGGTGCATACGCAAGACAAACTGCTACTTTTAACGTATCTGGTACTGACCCAACAACTGCGACAAACGCTGCTGCTGTTGAATATCCTACAGCTACAGCTAACTATGGAACTGTAGTTGCAGTTGGTATTTTAGATGCTTCTTCAAGCGGTAACTTACTTGCATACGCAAACTTAACCGCTTCTAAGACTGTATCTTCAGGTGACGTATTCAGATTTGATGCTGGCGACTTAGATATTACGTTAGCATAAAACCATGGCCTCAGTAGGCTACGGATATGGCAAATACGGGAAGGCTGATTATGGCACTCCCGTTTATCACTTTGGCGTAGCTGCAATAGCACAAACGTCTTCAGCAACAGCTGTAGGTCGTTTTGTTATTACGGGTGCTGCCACACCAGCTGGCACTTCAGGATTTACTGCAACGGGTAGATTCGTCATTACAGGCGCATCTACAATCGCTGCAACTTCAGGATTTACCGCAGAAAGCTCACTCATACATGATGGTGTAGCTACGATTGCTGCTACCAGCAGCATGACTGCTGTGGGTATACAGATTGATTTAGGAGCTTCTACAATATCGGCAAGCTCTGGAATGACAGCCACAGGACACCAAATAGATCGTGGTGTGGTGATAGGCCCCGCTATTTCCAACATGACTGCTACAGGCAGATTTACTGTATCTGGTGCAGCTACAAGTGCTGGAGTATCAGGATTTACTGCGGTTGGCAGACAAATAGACAGAGGTTCTTCTACCATAGCACAAAGCAGTAGTTTTTCTGCTATTGGTGGGCTAAAATGGTCTGAGCAAACAGTTCAGGCTGATACTTGGACAGATCAGACGGTTACGACAACATGGACTAACCAGTCTAATCCTTCTACAACTTGGACTACATTAAGCAAAGATGAAGCAGCTTAAAGGATAAG